CGGGGTTCAACGTTCTTGCTACTGCCAATACCAAGGGTAAAGGCTCAGATGACGGTCGCTTCGTAGCTGCCACAATTATTGACGAAGCGTTCCTCGAGCGCTTTGTAGCGACTATCGAGCAGCCCTATCCTACGCTTGCTACCGAGCGCAAGATCGTGCTCAAGCACATGGAAAAGTTCGGTCGCCGTGACGAAGACTTCGCCGAGAAGCTCTGCACGTGGGCGGAAGTTATCCGCAAGACGTTCGCTGAGGATGGCGTAGACGAGGTAGTTTCTACTCGTCGCCTGTGCCATATTGCTCACACGTTCCGCATCTTCGAGGATCGTCTCAAGGCTGTGCAGATGTGCATCAATCGCTTTGACGATGACACCAAGACTGCGTTCCTCGATCTCTACACTAAGATCGATCCGATGGTTCAGCCGGTTGTTACGCCGAAGGCTGATCCCGTAACTCCGACTCCGGTTACGCCGTCCTTCTAAAAAATTTACAACTATTCCCACTTTCTTGTTTACAAGGTGCGGGAATAATGTATGATAGCTCTACAGTAACTGATCCACTACTGTAACTAAACTAAACAACTGGATCATTTGATAAAACGTAAGTAATACAATGAGTAAGTCCAACAGCACCCAGAAGACCCGTATGTTCAACCTCCTCGCCAAGGGCAATGAGGTTTCTATCGCCGAGGCCTCCCGCCGTCTCTCGATTGCCAATCCGAGCGCGGTTGTTGCCGCCCTCCGTGAGGAAGGCCACGTCATCTGGACGAACCGTCGTACCTCGAAGACCGGTGATACCGTCTTCGTTTACCGCTACGATGCTCAGCGCAGCGCCGCTAACCTGCGCTAAGTTCTAACACGAACTATCGGCTGGAGGACTCAAATCCTCCAGCCATTTCTTTTTCTATGGCTGACAATCAACTGGGACGCAAGTTTGATTCTGGTAAAGCAGAATACGGTCTGATTCCGGCTCGAGCCCTTGATGAACTGGCAGTTGTTCTCACACTTGGTGCTCAGAAATACGAGCGCAACAACTGGCGGTTTGTCGATGATGGCGCACGCCGTTACTTTGATGCTATGGAGCGACATATCTGGGCATGGAAGCGCGGTGAGCGCATCGATCCAGAATCTGGTCGTCATCATCTCGGTCACGCAATGGCTAACCTCTTTTTCCTTTACGAGATCGAGACTAAAGAATATGATTCTCATCTGAAGAATAAACTAACCAATGAAACTATCTGAAACAACCATTGACATCCTGAAGAACTTTTCGGCAATCAATCCGAACATGGTCTTCAAGGAAGGCAACACAGTTGCTACCATCGCCGAGGCCAAGAACATCATGGCATCTGCGACTATTGAGGAACGCATTACTCGCGAGTTCGGCATCTACGATCTCAACGAGTTTCTGTCTACTATCTCGCTGATCTCTGATCCCACACTCGATCTTGGCAAGGACTCGATCACTGTGCGTGATGACTCGTCATCGATTGAATACTTCTATTCTAGCCCTGAGGTTCTGACTGCTCCCACGAAGAACGTCAGCATGCCCAAGGCTGAGGTGAAGGTTACTCTCACCGCTGATCAGATCAACAAGATCAAGAAGGCAGCTTCCGTGCTCGGTCACCCGACACTCCAGTTTTCAGGCAAGAATGGCGTAGTTACTGCGCAAATTATTGATCTGAAGAACAAGACCGCTAATAAATACAGCGTAGTGATCGATGAGAAGAATGCTTGCAAAGAGGTCTTCTCATTTGTCATCGTAATCGGGAATCTGAAAATGCTTCCTGGTGACTACACGGTCTCGATGAGCTCGAAGCTCATCAGCCATTTCAAGAACAATTCAATTCCTGTCGAGTATTGGATTGCGCTTGAAAAAGATTCGACGTTCGGTTCCTAAGAAGTCGAAGTAACCTAGGTACAACAACAAGAACATGGAAAACCAAACACAGCAAACCGCTACAACCGCAACTGAGCAGCCCGCAGCTGCTCCTCAGCTGGGTCTCAATGACCTCGCTGCTGTCGTGCAGATGATCGATGTATGCTCCAAGCGTGGAGCTTACGAGGGTCCTGAGCTCGCCGCTATCGGCGCTCTCCGTACTCGCTTCGTTGAATTCCTGAAGGCCAACACGCCTAAGGATCAGCAAGCCGCTCCTGCACCTGCTGGTGAAGAGACCGTCCCTGGTGACGCTCTTCCCAAGGCTTGATAGCGTAGATCCGATCGGACTTTTGGCGCGTAGTCTTTAAACAACGCGCCACTTTTTGACTAAATTTTTTACTACATTATGAGCACTATTCCTAGCAGTCCTGAAGATCGCAAGGCGATCCGTGAAGCGTGTGAGCAGATTTCTGAAGAACTCACCGCAATCCAAACCTCAAAGTCGCAGATCAAGGAAATCCTGAAGGCGCTTGAGGACAAGTACAAGATGCCCAAGCGCACTCTGAAGAAGGTCGCGCTTCTTTACCACAAGCAGACTGTCGTCGAGTTTGAAAACGAGACAGCTGAAATCAAATCCATTTACAAGTCGATTACTTCCTGATTAGATTGTATCTAATATGAGTAATCAATCTGCAGAATTTCTGTGGGTGGAGAAATACCGCCCGCAGAAGATCAGCGAGTGCATTCTTCCGGAATCGCTCAAGAAGACGTTTCAGGCTATCGTAGACTCTGGCGAGATGCATAATATGCTTCTTACCGGTACCGCTGGTCTGGGCAAGACAACTGTTGCTCGAGCACTGTGCAATGAACTCGATCTTGACTACATTCTGATCAACGGATCAGAAGAATCTGGCATCGATGTTCTGCGCAACAAGATCAAGCAATTTGCATCTTCGGTTTCGCTGACAAACGGTGGTCCGAAGGTCGTGATCCTCGATGAGGCTGACTATCTCAATCCTCAATCAACGCAACCGGCTTTGCGTGGCTTCATCGAGGAATTCTCGAACAACTGCAGATTCATTCTGACTTGTAACTTCAAGAATCGCATCATTGAACCACTGCATTCTCGCTGTGCTGTCATCGAGTTCAATACCTCGAAGAAAGACATGGCTGGACTTGCTGCGAAGTTCATGGCGCGACTCGAGAAGATCCTTGCCGATGAAAACGTCAAGTTCGACAAGAAGGTAATCGCTGAGCTCATTATGCGCTATGCTCCTGATTGGCGCCGAGTGCTTAATGAGTGTCAGCGTTACTCTTCTTCCGGTCAGATCGATACTGGCGTGCTGTCTAATCTCAGCGATGTCAACATCGGTACTCTGATGAAGTCGCTGAAGGACAAAGACTTCAAGTCGATGCGCGCCTGGGTCGTCAACAACATTGACCTCGAGCCTGCTGCTGTATTCCGTAAGGTGTACGACAGCATGATCGACTATGCCAAGCCGGAATCTGTTCCGCAGGTCGTGCTGATTCTTGCTGAATACCAGTACAAGGATGCATTCGTGGCTGACCACGAGCTCAATCTTGTGGCGTGTATGACCGAACTGATGGCTTCTGTTCAGTGGAAGTAATGCTATGTACCCTAAAGAATCTGATTCACATCTAGTAGGCGATCTCTTCCTAATACTTATGGTAGCAGGACTTACGGCATTTGGAGCCTTTGGAGCCGGTCAAAAGATCGGCGAGCGCGATATCCAAAAAGAAGCGGTCAAACGCGGCCATGCTGTCTGGAAGGTCGATGACAATGGTGCCTCTTACTTCGATTGGAAATAAGATGCCAGCTTCGATCTACGACAAACGTTTTTCGCTGCCTATGTGGCCAAATATGAATCCGGCGAAAGCCTATGGTACAATGGTTGCAGTCAAGACCGATGAGACTGTCAACCTTGTCATTGGCAAGCGCTATCACATACTTGAACTAGATCCATCTGCTATCGGACCTGGTGTAGCGGAATTTGACTACCTGCTCAAAGACGAAAACGAGCATTTTGTCTGGGTCGACAAGACTTATCTGTCTGACTTCATTGCACGATGAGCCCGTTTGAATTCCTCAATAGTATCAATGATACCAAGGTCAATCTGATGGTTGACGATGTTACCGAGAAGGCCTATAATTCCTTCATGGTCAACCGCGGTTTGTCGTACTTTCCGGATACTGTGCTGCTTGCGAACGAGATGAATCGATTGCACCATGCTGCTAAGCCGATGCAATACGCATTTCTTATAAATACTGTTCGTAAGAAGAAACGCTTCAGCAAATGGCTTAAACCCCAGGAGCACGAAGACCTCTTGATTGTCAAAGAATACTATGGCTACAGTAATGAAAAAGCTAGGTCTGCTTTGTCAGTCTTGAGTGCAAAACAACTGCAGGACATCAGAAAGAAACTCGACAAAGGTGGAAAAAGCACAACAAGAAGTCAAAGCACAACCTAGCCTCACTGCTGAGGATGCTCCAGTAGACTGGACTCCAGCAATGATGCTCGAGGTCACGCTTAATCAGCCAGACGACTTCTTGAAGATCCGTGAAACGCTCACGCGCATCGGTGTTGCATCCCGCAAGGAAAGCAACAAGCTTTATCAATCCTGCCATATCCTGCACAAACAAGGGCGTTACTTCATTGTTCACTTTAAAGAACTATTTCTACTGGACGGCAAGCCTTCCAATCTCACAGTCAATGATCTGCAACGCAGAAATACTATTAGTACTCTGCTATCTGACTGGGGTCTCGCTTCTATCGTGAATCCCGAGCAGTGCAAAGACAAAGCACCGCTACGTCAGATCAAGATCATTCCACACCGCGAGAAAGCTAACTGGGAATTGCTGCCAAAATACAGTATTGGCAACGCAAAGTCTGATAAATAAGTTTCGCTGACAATCCCGTCAGCGGCCAAGGATGCCCGATTGGGGTTCTTGGGTTAGAAACATAACCTTGCTAGAAATAGGAGGAAATCAAGATGACAACATACACTACTACCAATGGTGCTAATAGCACTACATACTCGTTCCCCACTTCTTCGTTCGTGGGCTTTGAACGACTGTTCGATGAACTGCAGCGCACTGCGCCTATCTCGAACAACTATCCGCCACATAACATCGTCAAGATCGATGAGGACAACTATCTGATCGAGATCGCTGTGGCTGGATTCAAGAAGGAAGACATCGATATCCAGCTCAAGGATTCGATCCTCACGGTCAAGGGTAAGAAGGACGATACTCGCACGTATTCCCATAAGGGTATTTCGTCTCGCGAGTTCAATCGCACCTTTACTCTTGGTGAGTATGTTCAGGTTAACGGAGCTAATCTCGAGGATGGCATTTTGGCTATCCAGCTCGAGCGCGTAGTTCCTGAGGAGGAACGTCCTCGCGTCATTGAGATTGGCAAGAAGGTCGACTCAAAGAAGAAGACCTTTCTCAAAGACTAACTCTAGTAGTTAGTTAATCTCGGCGGCGATCTAACTGGTCGCCGCTTTTTTGTTTACAGCAACGCGCAACCTGTTACAGTATTCTCAATGACGTTTTATACCCATGTTTTCTCTGGCCGTGGTGGTATTT